GCGTTGACAATTCCTTCATCGAAACACTTAAATAAACCAGGAATCCACTCATAAGTATCATACTTGAAAGTGTTGTCGTCTTGTAACAACCAGTTTTTGGTTTCGTCCATATCGACCTGTCCAATATAAGTATCCGGAGCATCTAAAATATGCTCACGGTCGGTTTTCTTTTGATATTCGGTTGCTAGATTTTGTGATTGAGACATGATAAATAAGTTGTATTATTTATCATATTGTTTTAATTTTAAATCAATTTTCATCGATTATTATTAACATAATATTTTCATCGCAATTGTATTTACATACTAATCCAATGTGTTACATTCGTCGTCGGATATATCAAAATCACTATCTATATTTCCATACACAGAAGAATATATATCGTATCCTTCATTAAAGGTGGAATCGTCAGCATATATATAGTAAGCCAAGTCAGCACTCATCTTGGATTGTAAATAATAAAGAGGATTTATCCATTTTAATGCGTTCGTTATATAATTATACCACGGATAGTCGTACTCTTCATCAAAAACATGTTTGTATTGAGTTTTTGCTTGATTTAATAGACGTTCTAATTCATTTATCTCTGATTTAGCAGTATTTATATCTTTTTTATATAATTTAAAATCAGTATATGTCGAATGTTTCATTATATGTGTCGAATATATCAATTTATATTATTATTTTATTTTATTTTCAAATAATTATATCGCAAAAAGTTTTTTCTAATTTAAGTATATAAATGGTTAAACGCGTAGGAAAAAACGACGATGGTATGTATCACATTAAGGGAGATAAATTCCCTGTACTAGTAGGTTCTCGAGCCCAAGTTATGCACAAGACTGCTTACAAGACTACTGGTGGTCTTACAAAGAAAAATCTAAAGAAAAACAAACATGGAAAGATTGTATCACGTGCTAAAAGTGCCAAAGGCCCACAGATGTTGAAGCGTCTTACTGATAAGGGTTACTTTACTCGCAAGGGTAAATTCGGTGCCATTAAGAAGAAGAAGAGAGGTAAGACCGCAAAGAAGAAGAGAGGTAAGACCGCAAAGAAGAAGAAGAGGTAATAAGGTTATGACTTTCGTACATTGAATAAAATAATTAATACATTAATTATTTTATATAAATTTATTCAATACCAGAAATCCTTTGTTACTTTATTGAATACGATAAAGTCACTAGGGATTGTATTAATGATATAATCTACAAAATATTTTTTGGTTACTATTTTAGAAACATTACCATTATTTGAAGTATATTTACAATATTTGGTATAAATAGTATTAAACGATAAATTAGTTGTGATTGGGTAATTTGAAGTAGCTCCTTGTTTCATAATAGAAATAAATGTGTTTAACTCTCCTTTTTTATCCCATAATTTACAACGTGTATCGCAAATTACTTTATTGTCGTCTGTCAGTTCACAATATGTAAAATATTTAACGAGGTTTACCATCGCACTTTCATCTACTGGATAATGATGTTCTTCAAATATTGCAATCAACTCGCTAACCTCTAATTCGTCACTTACATCAACAACTAACTCGTTATTGAAAAAATGCCTCGCGTCTTCTATTAATTGAACATCTTTATGAAATATAGACAAATACTTTTTATTTAGATGGTCATATTGAATATGAGATTTTATAGTATCATGTAATTCGGTTTTAGATAAAATTGTATCAGGAATGTATTTATCGTGTAAAAACATATGCCATAAATATTCAATGTTTTCATAATGAATCGTGCTATCTTTTTTAACATCCAATTTATTTAAACAAAACTCCTCAATAATCTCATTAATAGAATTGGTTTTTAAATACAAAATGGTAGTCGGTGATTTATGATGTTTGATATAATTTTCAGAATTTAGATAACGTTTAGAGTAATGAATACATACTACCATTAAATCAATCGCATGCTGTTTTAAAAATCCATTCCATAAACATCGTTGGTCGCCAGTATTTGATTTAATAATCCTATGATTCTTCAAATCAGTTGATGAGAAAATAGTATTGCTTAAAAATTGGTCACTTAATTCAACCGTTAACATTTGACCCAACCCTTTTTGAATAACTAATTCAAATGCTTCTATGAATTCGACTAACTGTTTATTAATACATATCTCAACATTCATGGTTTTATTTAATATAATATCACCAACAACACAGCAAAAATATTTGGCATCGTCTTTAGATTCAAAAAAATAAGTCATTAAATACTTTATAATGTTTTGAATAGTACACGACTCTGGTAAACAGTTAAACAATGTTTGATCTTTCAACTCGTTTACGATGTCCTGTAAAATATTGAATTTTAAGGAGTGAAGCAGTGGGTAATGTTCTGTTATTTCTTTATAAATATCGCTGATAAGTTTGTCTTCTTCGTATATCTTGTAATGTTTCATATCATAATGAACAAATACATCCTTTTTTTTTACATAGTAAAATATATTTTCCATACTTGACAAAAATTTATTGATAAAATAATTTTTTTCCTTTTCTACTTTCTCCAAATTATCAACATCTCTGTGTATTTTGTTTAAATGTAATTTCAACTCTGTTGTAATGTATGTATTTATTTTCTCCAATACTTGATAGTTATCGGAATACTTTTCCAATTGTGATGTAAAACTATGATTGATTTCATTTAGTAGTTTAACATTGTTTGTAGACATGCTCATAGAATATATTTATTATATTAAAAACATCACGTTTGTTTAATATTTAATCTGGTTAAATATTTAGCGATGTTAACATTTAATTTGACTACAAAATAATATATAAATTCATTAGACTGTAGTCGTTGGTTTATAGAATAGATACATTTGAGAATATTTTGTGCTTTAAACAATTTTTAATTGTCAAACGTGGTTTATCATAACATATGGTTTTCACCATAAACGACTGGATATGGTGATACATACTAATTGGAACGGTTTTATTGTATATCATTAATCCTTTTTGTAAGGTTTCTGTTAAGTATATCAATTGTTTTTTATAGATGTCTCTATTGACAACATCAAATAAATGTACGTTATTTAATAGTATATACATCAATACTCCAACACTCCATACGTCTGTTTTAGATGTAATATAGTTATCCACCATTACTTCAGGAGATACATAACCAACCGTGCCAATATGTGTTTTAAGTTGAAGTATGCTTCCTTTTTCGATTATTCTGGAAAGACCAAAGTCAATTAATTTTATTTCATTTTTATTATTTATAATTATATTTTCAAGTTTTATATCGGCATGAACGATATTATATTTTTGTAGATGCTTTAGAGCAGACAACAATTGGTATATTATAGAGATTATGATTTTATAATTATAGTTTGATTTTAACATTTCAAATAACTCTCTTCCTCTACAATACTCCATAAATATATAATGTGGTTTTGGAGGATGAAACTTTTTCATTGGAGAGTTTTGAACATTTTCGTTTAAATGACACCCAAAATATTTTACAATATATTTATTGGGTTTATACAACGACAATACATTAATCTCTCTTTCAACCACTGACCTAGATTTTGATATTTTTTTACAAGCATATTGTATTCCATTAGACTCATATTTGTATACGATACTTGCCCCTCCTTCCCCCAACTTTTCACGAACATTTCTGGAGTTATACACTATTTCAGTGGTAGGAATTACTTTATATTTACTCATGGTCAATCCAGTTGCGTTGCTATTTGAAGAAATAATAGGTTTATTATTTGGATATATGACATTTGAAAACGTGGATGTATGTTGATTTGAACTTTTAAATCGAAATAATTTTTTACAACAATATTTAAACATATTTATTAATATATTAATACTTTTAAATATATATCCGATATATTCAGGTATTGGTATACCGATAAATATTGTAAAATTAGGTGGTAAGTTAATAATGGATACGGTATTAACATACCGGTTGTTAATTTATTTTTTAATCAATTTTCTAAATTAAGTGCGTTTGAATATTAAATAATTTTAGTATTTAAAGATTATTAACAATTTAATATATTATGTCAGACAACACAAATGTTCTGGAAATTAAAACTATACAAATACCTCCATTTCGCACTTTAATGACCGCTTTAAAGGATATTTTGTTGGAAACAAACATCATTTTCCAGCAAGATGGTATTCGAATTGTAAATATGGATAAGTCACACACTATATTGGCGCATTTGTTTTTACAGGCGACAAAATTTGAATATTATTATTGCAAGTATCCAAAGATTGTTATTGGTGTGAACATGTTTCAATTGTTTAAACTTATTAATTCCATTGATAATGACGATACACTTACTATTTATATTGAAGAAAACGATTACAATGATGGAATTGTTGACCATCTAGGATTAAAGTTTGAAAATGGCGACATTAAGCAGTGTAAAGACCAGAAATTGCGGTTGATTGAACCGGATGATGATGATTTAGAACTACCAAAAATCAAATATTCGTCTATTCTTAATATGCCTTCCAGTGATTTCCAGAAAATAGTCAGAGATTTAAGTAATTTGTCGGATAGATTGGAAATTAAATCAGTAGGAAATGAGTTGATTTTTAGTTGTAACGGACCATTTGCTTCGTGTACATTACGTCGTTCTGAATGCGATGGTAATATGGAATTTATCCAAAAGCAAAATGATGATGAAATTATACAAGGAGAATTTTCATTAAAAAATCTTAGTTATTTTATTAAATGCACAAATCTTTGCAATAGTATTGAAATGTATCTAGAAAATAACATTCCATTGATCGTTCGGTATAGCGTTGCTTCTTTGGGAGAAATTAAATTGTGTTTAGCTCCATTGCCTTCTTTGTAACGCAATTATCATAATCGAAATATATTGGATATGATTTATATGGGTTGTTAATTCAATGTTAAATATTTTATGCTTGTTATATATAATATTTAATATGTCTGTTCCTGTCAAATATATACCGGTAAAATTAACCAAACAAGATAAAAACACTATTAAAAAAGAGTTGAAACTATCAAGGAAAGCATATAAAAAAAGCAAGTATCACACGCGGAAAATTGTAAAGTCATTTACATCAAAAAAAAGCAAACATATCATAAAGGCAGAAAAGGTATACAAATTAAATACTATAAAGCCTGGAAAAGAATTGGCAAATGCAACAGGATGTAGTATAAAAGGGTTGGAAAAAATAGTTAAAAAAGGACAAGGGGCATATTACTCAAGTGGTAGTCGTCCAAACCAAAGTGCTCATTCGTGGGGATATGCCAGGTTAGCAAGCGCTATTACCGGTGGTAAATCTGCTGCTGTCGATTATTCTATATTGAAGAACAATTGCAAACCTTCTGGAAAAGCAATAAAAATGGCAAATTTAGCAAAGAAGAAACATGGATATGGAACTCGAAAAGTTAGAAAGGTTCCAATGTCTGGTGGTAAAGGTAAAATGAAAACTCGTCGAAAACATATATCGAGTAGTGTCCCAAAAAAGAGAAATAGAGTATACTATTTTAAAGATCGACCTGATTTTTCACCCAATCTTAGTCCAAAAGAAATGTTTGAATTGGGAAGTTTTGGAGGAACATATTGGCGACCAATCAAAAGTACGTTTTATAAAACTACATTAAAAAACTACCATAAAAAGTATCCAAACGGATGGTGGAAAAATGTTCCAGAAGAACATTTAACTAAACCATTTGACCAATACGATATTAATATCAATATGTATAAGACTCGAGTTGGTACCAGTTTACAATTTTGGGAATCCAAAGGATGGATTGACAAACAAGACCCGTATGGATGGGTTCAATGGTATTGTGAATTTTTTATGGGAAGACGTAGTAAAGACGATGATAGACAAATTAGTCGATGGAAAAAATTAACTGGTCCAAAAGGACGTTTTAGAAAATGGTTGGTTACTCAAATTATGAAAAAAGGAAGTAAAGAAGATTGGAACAATCACAAAATAAGTCCTGCTATACGACAAACCCTTCAACATTGGGGGTATCGTTTAACCAGACGTGATTTTGACAAAGAAATAAAATCGCGAAATATCTAATGTGTGTATAAAAAAATACACCTTTAATGTATATGTCTTTAGAAAATACAAATACGACAACAATGATCAATAATCCGCCAGAAGTAATATATAATGATTATAAATTCTGTGTATGGTTAATACCAGAAGATAAATATTGGTATGACATAAATAGAACAATCACACCACATATGGCTGTGAAAACACATATGAAATTATCCGATGCGATTAATTTACATAGTGCTCTTCAAAAAGATATAAATCATAAGACTTTGTTAACAATGATAGATACCAACTTTTTAATAACAAACGACGATGGAGTTGCATCATTAGAATATCCTATTTATTATTCTAATAATAATGCCACTCCTAGACCAGAGTGGTGGCCAACCCATGCTAGTATGTCATTATTATACAAATACAATGAACGGGTAAGTGAAAAAGAGAAAAAGTATATGAATAAATACGTAAATCGATGTTTTGTTAAGTTTGGAACACCATGTATTGTATCGTGTAAGGGACATCATCGTGAATGGGAATTTGTAAAAATATGATGGATTGTGTAATTGTGTTATATCATAATAAGAATAATAATATAATAATATAAATTTAATATTATTATATGACAGATGTTACGGTAATACTCAATTTTTATAACAAACCGGTTGAAATGTTGGATATGCAGATGAAGGCACTGCAAAAGCAATCCGTCGTTCCAAAATATATATGGGGGTGTTTTTTAGGTTGTAAAGACGACACGTTATTGAATGCCTTTCTAAAATGGAAAGATAAATTCCAACATTTACATTATATTGTGTCCGACTTTAATTTTAAATACATAGGCAGATATCAATTGGCCCTTACTGCTCCAACAGAGTATATTATTGTGTTGGACGATGACCGGTTTCCCAATGAAGATTTTATAAAACGAACCAGGGAAATATTGGTTAAAAAAAACTGTATTGTAGGACAATATGGGTGGATATTGGATGATATTAAAATGGATATCAATGGATTGTTTGTATTTCCAAATTGGATAATCAACATAAAACAAAAAGGAATTTCATTTAACTACAATAAAGTAAATTTATACTCCAATAATATTACAAAAGAGTGGAATGATATGAATAATGCATGTTCTGTTACAGAAGGATATATCGAAAGCAATATGATTTATGAAGATACGCAAGACGATGATTTAAAAAACGATACATTATTGAACGTTGATTATTTGTGCGGTGGAATGTCGTTTCGTAAATCGACACTTTATACCCTGTTTAACTCTGAAATTATAACCACTGACACGGGGGAAGATATTATATTTTGTTTAAAAGCAAAAAAGGCAGGCATACCTGTATATTGTTTGGCACCGGAATACAATGAATATTTATTTGCGGATGACAGAAACATATCTTCTACCAGTTCTTTACGAGTCTTAAAACAAAGAACAATGATAATACGTGAAATGTTGAAATAGTTACATACATGTACAACTTAACTACATTTGTTTTGTGTTAATTAAAATGTTCGGTATTTTCATCTTTCATAAAATAATAACCATAATAACCAATTATACCTCCAATAATAGAACCAAGTGTAACCTGTTGTATGGTATGACACCTAAGGTATAATCTTGACCATAAAACGGATACTGTAAATACAAATAAAGACGATATCAAAATGTATTGGATGTATTTGGGAATTGTATTTCCGTGATAATCAGTTATCATTAATATCAGAAATGTTGCTACCAACAACGCGGTCTGTGAATGTCCTGAAGGCATCCCATACGTATATTTGTGAGGTGACTTGTTTATATCGCCGAATTGAGATGAGTTTTTGGAGTTTGACGGACGAGTTCCATATCCCAATAATGGCCATTTTGTATTTTTCATAATTGGTTTAAACACCGCATGTTTTAAAATATTGTTTAATAGTTCCCCTAAAAATATAAGCACTACTAAAAATAAATACATGTCCGATTGAGTTAAAATAAACATTGTCAATACAATGACAAATGATATTGCTGGTGAAGCGCGAAGAATGGAAATAATTATATCGAAGTTGTAAGACATTAATTATATAACGATTATATAATTAATTATAACAATAAATTAAGTAATCAAATATTTAATAATTTGATTTATGTTTTTTAAATAAACAACCATTTACCTGTAATCCACTGATAGAAATAATATCTCTTGGATTCTGAAAATCTAAGGTTTTGGTCCAAAGTTTGATTATACAAAACGATTTTTTAGGACTGATCGTAATACCATTAATATTACCCATGAAATCGGTTTTGTCAGATAAAGTTTCTCCTGTGATAGAATACGACAATTCTTTCCAAACTTGTAGGACATTTTTATTTAAAACTTTAAATGAAAAGCAACCACCATTACAATTATGAGGGTCTTCCCATACTGGATTGATATTTTTTCTCATCAAAAATAACATACAATTCTTAACCATTTTTTCAGGAATTGCGTTTGTTATACTAACTACATCTTCTACAGTTTCCAATTGTTGTAACTTTATATAACTTTTTAAGCTCCAATCAGTATTATGTGGTAAATGCGCCCATAAAACCCATTTATCAATAAGGGTATTAGGTTGAGAACTATATGATGAAGAAGCATCTTCGATGGATTGTATCAATTCCATTATAATATAATAAACACCACATAGATTTATATCGTTTTTATTAATTAATAATTTTACAAATAACGGTCCAATAAACAAAATCGATGATTCTATATAGGTTCAGTATATAATTCCTGTGAACGTTTAATGGCATAAGTATCTTTTTCCAAATAAATATATTCTGTTTCATTTATTTCAAACATATTGATAGACGCATCAATTATTTTTACAATATAGTTGCTTTCTATAGATATATTGAATTGCTGTTTCATAAACCATTTCGTGAATTTTTTATTAAATATATAATTATTATTTACCAAAAATGATGATATTAAATTAAGTGATAAATCGTATGTGATTCCATCGTAAATAAGTTCGATTTGAATAAATAATCCGTTATCTATTGGTTTAATTGGTAACAATTTATTTAAATTCAATGAAATGTCATTAAATTGTAGATACTTGTACTCATCATTTACGTATGATTTTAAAAACAATATGGGATTTTTGCTTGTTTCTATCATACTGATATTTGGAATATAGTTATGGTATGAGAGGGTGTGTTGTGTTTTATAAGGATAATATGAATATATTACTTCATTTTCATGTATATTTTGTCGCGTGGAAACATTTACACTATTATCATTGCTATTTCTATCTATATATGAATTGCCTTCGCTTTGGTCCTGTATTACAAGATTATTGTAATATTCAAGCACTTCTTCGGCACGTATAGCATAGTAATGATATGTATTCACAGTTGCAAAATAAATATTATACATGTTACTATTAAACCCATGTTGATCAAATAAATAATACAAATAAAGTAGGAATCCTCCTCCAAAAGTAAGCAATATTAACATTATGTATTAATATTATATATTAAATTTAATTAGTTTTTACTAAATTTAATATATTGGATATATTGTTATTTTTCAACCGATGTAAGTTTATATTGAGTATATTAAATTAATTTATTGTCAATTCCATCTATGTTTATTTTACTATTATGTAATTTACTTAAAAAATGTTGTTTCACTTCGGTATCCTTAATACGTGTATAAACTTCTTGAACAACTCGTTTTAAACATTTTTCATATTCAGAATTTGTTTTTTTATTGGCACATGTTTCTGCTTGTATAATAAAGTATGCAGCATTATCTGCTTCATTTAAATTATTCAGTATTTTTTCGATATGGTTAATATGTTGTTTTCTTTCCTTGTAAACTGGAGAATTTCCACTGAAAAAATTACCGATCGATTGTTTTATGGTCTGAAACCCCTGTATGTCCGAATTTGAATTTGCCGATGAACGTGTATTTATGAACTTATTTGTCGCCAACATTTCTTCTTCTGTCATGCCGTTGGATTGGTTATCTTCAGCATATATGTAAACAATGTATTCTTCATCATCTAAATAATCGGAGATAGAACATTCATTATCATCCCCTTCAAACATGGATTG